CTATCTGACAAAGAATTTGCCCAGGCTGGTGAGGCTATGGCTCATAATCAGAAGATGCAAGAGGAACAATTGGTTCAACAACGACTATCTGGCGCAATGTGGGGCAATGGTGGTAATATCAACCTTAAATCCGTCATGGGTGGGCAGTTTAGACCTGTAGCTGACGAATCTGTTAGCGTTTTACCCAAAAGTGTAGGACAATTTGTACCACCAAGACCAGGTGCGGGTACTCAGGTAGACCACGAGGGATTAAAAATTAATACAAGTGCGGAGTAGAAATGAAAATACCAAAAGGGATGCTAGACAGAGATGAGTTCTACAGAGACCTCATTTATAAATGCGAAGTGTCCCTTAACTCCAGAAGAGTTGACTATGCTTCATTGCGCAACTGGTACTTGTTTGGAAACGGACCTGATGAAGCTCCAGCTCTTTACAACAAAATATTTCCCCATCTCGACCAGGTAACTTCATTCCTCTATTCTGCTGAGACCACACGTTTCTCAATTAATTTGGGCGCATCAGTCCCAGATAACGAACACAGGAAAATACCCACACTTACAAAAGCACTAAACAATGAGTGGCTAAATAGCAACGCTGACCAAGTTTTTTCTACAGCCACTACTTGGGCACTTGTTTACGGAACAACCTATGTCAAGCTCATCATGCAAAACGGTATTCATCCGTACATGGTTGAACCTGGCACGATGGGTGTACTGCGTGAAGACATCACGTACACAGACAGACAAGAAGCCATCATTCAGAAATATTACATTACGAAATCTGAGTTGTATGCCCGTCTGTACAAACATCCCAACAGAGAAAAAATACTTTCTAAACTCAATTCAATGCCTCACGAAAGAACCGAGATAGCCAACGGTCTTGAACGCATTATTATTTCCCAGTCTAACCCAACCATCTACGGTAACGTCAACCTAGACTTGGCTGGTGGAAACAGATACAAAGCAGAAGTATCTGAAGACACAGTTGAGATGACAGAACTCTGGTGCTGGGATGATGACATCTCAGACTACAGGGTTGTTACTAAGGCAGACCCAGACATTATCATTTACGAACGCACTGGCGAAGAAATGTTTATGAAGGGTGAGTTGCCCTTTATTCAGATTTGTCCAAACCCCTTGTATGACTATTACTGGGGCGCAAGTGAAGTACAACGTCTTATCTATTTGCAACAGTTACGCAATAGACGCATGACAGAAATATTGGATTTATTATCCAAACAAGTGTCCCCACCAACGGCTCTGATTGGGTTCACAGGCATCCTTGATGAGAAGAACTTTGCACTCAACCGTGCGGGGGGACTACTTTCCACAGATATGCCTAACGCTAAAGTAGAGAAGTTAGCACCCACTATGCCACCAGACCTATTCACAGAGATGCGTGAGATAGACGCAATGTTTGAAGAAGCCTCTGGTGTTGGAAATGTGCTACAGGGTAAAGGTGAAGCGGGTGTGCGTTCAGCGGGTCATGCCTCCCAGTTAGCCCGTCTGGGTTCGTCACGAGTTAAAAAACGGGCACTTATTATTGAAGATTCACTAGAAAAGTTAGCAACCCTATACCTAAAGGCTATGCAACTCTATGATGATACGCACTTTAAGGACACGCACGGTATACCTTTCATTGCCGAACAATTTACAAAAGAATTTACGGTTAAGGTGGACGGACACTCTAACTCCCCGATATTTACGGAGGACACCAGGACTCTCGCATTTAACCTACTCAAAGCAGGGGCTATTGACAAAAAATCTCTACTTGATTTAATAGAGCCACCGATGAAAGAAGAGTTGTTGGAACGTCTGAAGAAGATGGAGGAAAAGCAAGCAATGCAACCCCAACAGCCACACGGTAAAGAACACGGTAAACCAGACTTGAAAAAGGTGGGATGATGGCAACACAAAACGTAGGTGGACCTAAAGTTAGCCCTAAAGCAGACCAGCCACGGGTGAGCACTGACACTCTTCGTAAACAAACTTCAGGACCTGGCTTGACATCAAGAACAACAGGGATTAAAGTTTCGTCTGGGGGTAGAACCCAGCGTAACTACGCTAGAACTTAACCAAGGAAACCATCATGATGCACAGATACGGTAAAAAAGGTCGCAAGACTCGTAGATAATTTCTTGAGAAAGAAAGAGGGTGTGGCTGCCTCCCCTTATAAGTAGGTGACCGCTGCTAAAGGAGAAATCTCATGGCACGTAAAGCTCGTAAACACAAGCGTAAGTAATTTCTTGGGGGCAACCCCTTGAAATGAACCGACATTGGGGGGTATGTCGTAAAATACCCTCCACCCTATTGACAAAAAGTTTGTAAGTGGTTACAAACTAGGCAAGGAGAAAATATGAGTGTTCCGTCAGACAAGTTAATGGAGTTAATGAAAGGCAACCAATCTGCTGGTGCGCCTCTTCCTGCGCCCCCGCCTGGTGCTAATATGTCTGATGCTGAAGTACCTCCAATGGGTTCGCCCATGTCTACTCCAGAGACAAAGCTCGGCTCTAAAGAAGCAGCAAGAATTAATTTAGGTATGGCTCAAGATTTACTAGAGCAATCCCTCCCTGCATTTGGCTCAGATACCGATGAAGGTAAAGCAGCTCTAAGTGCAATAAGCGCAATCAACAAAGTTCTTGGTCCACGCAAGAACAAAACAAACGAATTACAACAGTCAGAGATTCTTCAGATGTTACAGACACTTCCACAAGCTGGTGGTGGAACTCCTGAAGGAAAAGCTATGGCTGCTGCACCGATTCCTGGTATGTCACCTCCTGGTGGTATGCCTCCCCCACCTCCACCCCCTGGTGGCGGTATGCCCCCACCCCCAATGTAAACAGGAGTAATCATGGATTTATATAAACCCAGAGGTAATTCTCAACCACGTAGACCTACCGACAACAATCAAAAGAATGGCGTTGTAATCAACACACCACGTTATTCACAATTTGGTGGATTGTCTGGAGCTACAAAAGCATCAATGAACGGTATGCGGGTAGAGAAACCAGCAGACGGTAAAAAAGTAATTTAATAACGGTAAGAGGGTAACAAAATGTCTTTAGAAAATCTTTCCTTAGAAGCACGAGATGAGTTAGCTAGTCTGGCTCAAACACTTGCGGAAAATCCAGATACACGCAAAGATTTTTTGCGTATGACCAAGAAGGTCAAGCCTGGTATGCCTATCCCTGAGTTGGATATTGAGGAACACACCAACAGAGCAATCACTGCATCTGACCAACGTGTGCAAGCCTTAGAAGCCAAACTCAGAGAAAGAGATGCTCAAGCTGAATTGGAAAAGCGCAGACAAAACCTTGTAAAAAAAGGAATCAGAGCTGAAGACATTCCAGAAGTCGAAAAAATCATGCTTGAGAAACAAATCCCAAGCCATGACACGGCTGCTGAATACTTTGAATATATGAGACAGGCTGCGAAGCCAACTCCATCTGGATACAATCCTTCTGCTATTCGCCAGTTTGACCTTGGCAAGTATCAGAAAGACCCAAGGGGAGCAGCGCAGCAAGAAGCGGTTAAGGCTTTTGCAGAAATCAGAAAGTCTAATCGTCCAATCGGTTTGTAAAAGAGGGTGTAATTTGTCAGGGCAGAGATGCCCATCTTTAAGGAGCTAATATGGCTATAGGTGGTGGAATTCTGCCCCAGACAGGTAGTTCGCAATTCAATGAGTTAACTTACGTTACTCGGAGAGCGTTCATTCCTAAACTGGTTGTGCAGTTATACAACAGCACGCCTCTAATGGCAGCGTTGATTGCAAACAGTCAACAAGCCAGTGGTGGTGTATCTTCAGTAACTGTACCTGTTCAGGGTGCACAGTTTGTTAATGCACAGTGGTCTGACTACTCTGGCTCTTTTGCCCAGCCGTCAGTACAACAAGGTGCTTATAACGCTGAATACGACCTCAAGTTGATGATTTCTCCTGTACCGTTCCTCGGTATGGAAGGTGTTGCTCAACAAGACGCTGCAATCATTCCATTGATTGAAGCACGTATGAATGACGCAACCAACGTGATGATGGATGCAATGGCAACAGCCTTGTACAAC